AGCCAAGTAACAGGCAACAAGTGGGCAGTAGTATCAGTACCTAACGGAGCGCAAGGCGCACACAAAGCAGTAGCTCGTAGCATGGAATGGCTATGTACTTTTGAGCAGGTCATCTTCATGTTTGACAATGACCAAGCAGGTAGAGAAGCATCAGAGAAATGTAGCTTGATGCTACCTATTGGTAAGGCACGGATAGCTACGCTACCTTTGAAAGACCCTAACGAAATGTTAATGGCAGGTAGGGGTAGTGAGATAGTAACAGCTCAATGGTCAGCTAAACCATACAGACCTGACGGTGTTGTACTCGGTGAGGATTTATGGGAGCAAGTATCAGAGATAGATGACTCGGAGTCTTTCCCTTATCCGTTTGCGGGTATGAATGACAAGACTCACGGGATAAGAAAAGGTGAGTTAGTTACCTTGACTTCGGGTACAGGAATAGGTAAAAGTAGTATATGCAGAGAGATAGCATACCACCTTATTACTCACGAAAAGAAAGTAGGATACATAGCATTGGAGGAAAGTGTTAAGCGTTCAGCTTTAGGAATCATGGGTATACATCTTAATAGTCCAATACATATACACGGTAACGACGTGGGTATGGATAAACTACATGAGGCTTTCGAGTCTACAATGGGTACAGGTAACTGTGTACTGTATGACCACTTCGGTTCTATGGATAGTGATGTACTTATAAATAAGATACGGTATATGGTTAAGGCTCTTGATGTAGAGTTTGTATTCCTAGACCATGTATCTATTGTCGTTTCCTCTTACATGGAGGGAGATGAACGCAGAAGAATAGATGCTATTATGACTAAGCTACGTTCTCTTACTGAGGAGCTAGGTATAGCACTTATATTAGTATCTCACTTAAAGAGACCTGAAGGTAAGGCACACGAGGAGGGAGGACAGACTAGCTTGGGACAGCTAAGAGGTTCAGCTTCTATCGGTCAGCTATCAGATATGGTTATCGGATTTGAACGAGACCAACAAGATGAGATAACTTCAAACCTAACAACTGTTCGCGTACTGAAAAATAGATTCAGTGGTGAGACAGGAGTAACATGTATGCTTCAGTATCATAAGGATACAGGCAGACTAACAGAAACAAACGCAATGGTGGAGAAGGAGAAGGCTTCTTATATTTAACATGGTTAAGTTTAGCGACACTCTTAGAGACCACTATGTACATTACCGTCCTAACTTTAAGATGGACTTAATGTACTTTAATCAACCACGACCCGACCTAATAGAAACAATGGGAGAATTACAACCAACTAAAAATTACACATTTGTCTTTGACATAGAGACAGATGGATTACTAGATACATGTACTAAGATACATTGTATATCACTAACAACACCGAACGGAGATACATCTTTGTTTGCACAAGATGATGTGCCTATGGCACTGCACCACATGCAGAACGCAGAGTGTCTTGTCGGTCATAACATACTAGGGTTTGACATACCCGTAATAAAGAAACTATATCCTAAGTGGAGAACAGAAGCTAGATTAAGAGACACGCTAGTCATGTCGAGACTAGCATATCCTAACTTAATTGATAAGGATTATGCTTCGGGTACTATACCTAAACAGTTCTACGGCTCACACTCTTTGAAGTCTTGGGGCTATAGACTTGGGGAATTAAAGGGAGACTTTAGTAATGAGGAAACAGATTGGACTGAGTATTCCCTAGAAATGGGGGACTACTGCGTACAAGATTCCCTAGTTACCTTACGCCTCGCACATAAACTTGAGAACGAGAACCTATCTAAAAGATGTATTGACTTGGAGCATGACTTCTTCCTATGCTTACACGACATGCAAGAGAATGGTGTAGAGTTTAATAGTGAAGATGGTGGTAAGTTGTACAGTAAACTACTAGAAGAAAAACATAACACGCTAGTTGAGATAGCTAAGGTGTTTCCACCTAAAGTTATAGAGACTAAAACAGTAGAGTATTACCTAGATAATGAGGGTAATAAGTATCGCATTAAGTCTGATGCACCTTATAAGATAAGAGAGCAATTAACCATTGGTGCGTACAAAGTTAAGAACGACCCGTTTAATCCTAACAGTAGGCAACAAATAGCTGAGGCTTTCATTGAGAAGTATGATTGGAAACCACAAGAGTTTTCACCTACAGGTAAGCCACGAGTTGATGAGGATATCCTTAATGAGTTAGAATATCCTGAAGCTAAGATTATATCTAGGTACATGATGCTATGTAAAAGAATAGGACAGTTAGCCGAAGGTAACAATGCTTGGTTGAAGTTAGCTAAAGGTAATAGAATGCATGGTAGGATAAACCACAATGGTGCAGTCTCAGGTAGATGTACACATAACACACCTAACATGAGTCAAGTACCCGCCCTTCGTGTAGAGTACGGTGAAGAATGTAGGTCATTGTTCACTGTGCGTAAAGGATATAAGATGGTAGGAGCAGACATGAGTGGCTTAGAGCTACGTTGTCTTGCTCACTACATGCACGAGTTTGATGATGGTGAGTACACAAATGAAATTCTTTCAGGTGATATTCATACACTCAATCAATGGGCTGTAGGTTTAGAGACTAGAGACCAAGCTAAGACTTTTATCTACGCCTTTATCTACGGTGCGGGTAACGCTAAGGTAGGAGAGATTGTAGGTGGAAATGAGGTACAAGGTAGGAAGATGAAGGCTAACTTTCTCCATCAGATACCTGCATTAGATATACTAATGAAACGAGTAAAAGGTGTAGCATCTAAGAGGGGGTGGATTAAAGGTATAGATGGTAGGAGGCTACCTGTTAGGTCTGAACATTCATCACTTAACTTATTACTACAATCTACAGGTGCTATCCTTATGAAGAAAGCTACTGTATTACTAATGGAATATATTGACAAGGAGGAACTTGATGCTAAACTTGTACTCCATGTCCACGACGAAGTTCAGCTAGAAGCTAAGGCTGAAGATGCAGAACGAGTCGGACAGCTTGCAGTCAAAGCAATGCGACGAGCAGGTTTACACTTTAGAATGGAATGCCCCATAGATGGGGAGTTCAAAATTGGAAACACATGGGCTGAGACTCACTAATGGAAGAAGAACTTTTAACTGTAGATGGTTTTGATAAGGCAATGCTTGGTATAACTAAAGATAACATTGCTGTCTACTCTGTATCTAAAGCTATACATATTCTCATAGACAGAGATGGTATGGATTATTTAGAAGCGGTAGATTACCTAGAGTTTAATACAATCCACGCCTATGTAGGGGAACAGACTCCTATATGGGTTTACACTACAAACAACTAATACAATGACATACAAAATACTAGACACATTAACTTTTAAAAACCCTGACCCTGATTCAGACTCAGAGGATAAGATAACGGCAAAGCTATGGAGTGATGGCGAGATAGAACTATCAGACTTAGAGAACTCAGGTTTATATTTACCAATGGAGTTTTTAGATGAGATATACACTATCTTTGGTAGGAAGTTTGCTTCACATAAAGAAGACATTAAGTTTAAAAGGAGGATAGATGGTTGATGACACACTATACATAGATGCAGATACAATTCTGTATAAATCTGCCTTTGCTTCTGAAGTAGAGACAGAGTGGGATAATGATATATGGACTTTGCACTCTGACTTAGGAGAGGCAAAGCATATATTCTCCCAATCTATAAGGGAGATTCAAAACTCATTTGATGAAGATTTTAAATCTATCTTATGCTTTACAGGAGATACTAACTTCAGGAAGGAGTTACTCCCTGAGTACAAAGCTAATCGCAAAAAGACAAGGAAGCCTATAGTTCTTAAACCTTTAAAGGAGTGGGCTATCTATACTTATAACTCTATGGTAGTACCACGCCTAGAAGCTGATGATATCTTAGGACTTCACGCTACGGAAGGAGTCATGGTTTCTATCGATAAGGATTTAAAAACTGTAGCAGGTTTACACTTTAACCCTGACCGTGTGGAGAAAGGAATGTATGAGGTAACTAAAGAGGAGGCTCACTACAACCACATGATACAGACCCTATGTGGGGACTCGACTGATGGATATGGTGGCTGTCCAAAGGTAGGCATCAAGACTGCTGAGAAAATCCTAGATGTCCCTCAAGAGGAGATGTGGGGTGCAGTAATTAAAGCCTACAAGAAGCAAGGATTGTCAGAAAAGTACGCGACAATTCAAGCACAAGTTGCTAGAATATTAAGAGGGAAGGAGTATAATTGGGACACATGCAAGATAAGCTTATGGAGTCCTGAAGGTGGAGAGACCTAAATCTATCCGCCTTCTCGGTGTGTCTATCCCCTTGATTGTTTCTAACTGTAAGTCCGAAGACCTTGAAGATGATGAAGAGGTCTTCGGCATGTGGGACGGCAACGAG